CGCCATGTCTGGCGCCCCCACTGATGTGAGATCTCTCATGTCATAAGACATTTGTCTCCCCGAGGAAGTGTTTCATGGAGGTCAAGCCATGCCTGGTTTGCGTCATCGAGAGCAAGATCTTAGAACTCAATTTTGGGGTAGTTATACCTCCTCTATTGGGCCTACGACCTTCTTGGTGGACAAAACAGATGGCTTTCGGAGAGTGTGTGATGACTTCGAGGGAAATAGAGATCATGCAAATGATTTCTCTCTCTTAGAAGTTCATACATACTACCCGACAATCACAGCTACGAGTCCTGGCGGTTGTGTGTGGGCTGAAAGCCCCATACAAACGAAGTTCACGGGCTGGGATCCGCGCAATGTTGGCTTCGATGTCCTTACTGGACTCGACAGATCAAACATGGCGTGGAAAATTCTTTCCGAGACGAATCCATCGGTTCCTCACGTGAGTGTACCGACATTCGTAGGAGAGTTGAAGGACCTACCTGGTCTAGTCAAAGGTTACGGCGACACTCTGTTGAAGAGTGCCGCTAATGGTTACCTCTCTTGGAGGTGGGCCATTAGACCAATGATTAGCGATCTGCGCAAACTCTGCAACTTTGTGAAGGCGGTTGATGACCGCATCATAATGTTGATGAAGCTTCGCGCAGGTGAAACAATCCGGAAACGGTGCTCTCTGGGTACAACGGACGGGCCCATCGAAGCGGTTCTCAATAATTATATTATGGAGAGCCGATTTCAAGGTGGACTCGACGCGAAGGTACAGGCGGTCAAGCACTCAAAAGCTTGGGGATCATGTAGTTGGAAACTTCTACCTGATTCCGTACTCCCTACATTAGGCTATGGCAAAATCTCTGATTTTGCCAAACGTCTAACATTTGGGTTTACATCGCATGAGGCCTTAGCCACAGCTTGGGAGCTTGCTCCCTGGTCGTGGTTAGCTGACTGGTTTGGTAATACCGGCGATATAATCGCCGCTACCAACAATTCAGTTGGCTGTACCTGGAAGGATATCTGTTACATGCGCCACTCGGAGACTACTGTCAACGTGTGGGACTGGAACGGAGATCCTTGGATGATAGCTGGTCTAAACAACCAGACCTACATCGTGAGATGGATGCGAAAAGAGAGATATGTTGTCTCTCCTGTCGTACCGTTTCCCTTTCCTCAACTGCCCATTTTAACAAATGGGCAGTGGTCGATCCTAGCAGCTCTTGCCGCCTCGCGGCGCTAGCCGCGGGTCGTCAATAGTTCTAGGAGAAGTTCCATGTTGGGAAACACCCTTACCCTTCCTCAAGCTGGTGGTGACAAGGTACTCATCAAGATCAGCGAGCAAAATTACTCTTCGGAGTATTTGCTTCGCAGTTCTACCGATGAATACCGCGCTCGTATTCGGCACACGAAAGTGGGTCCGACTACGCAGCGTCCGTACGAAGCCGATCGACACAACTTTGAAGTTGTGCAGACCGTCTTCGAGGCGTCTGGAGTCCCGCAGTATGAACGTAAGTTCTACTTCGTGATCGAGACAAAGCCCGGTGACACTGCTACCGCGTTGGCAGACGCTGTTGCGGATCTTATGATCCTCAGCACGAATGCCTTCCTGGCAAGCTTGAACGGATGGGAATCCTAAAGGACTCCTATCGCCCGTAAGGGGATAGTCTGAACTTGTAGTTCAGTTGAGTCTGGAGGGATCCTTTACCGTTGGGGTGGTGGTGTTTCTTGGCAGCATGGGACATTTCTACGGAGATAATCCGCAGTATGTCTAAATGCCATGTTAAGGAACTCCAGAACTTGTGGGAAGCCATCCTCACGGACGCTTCCCACGCATTCCCGACCCTGAGAGACGAATTTGAGAGAGATCTCAATCGCCTCCAGAGACTCGTGGCGCATAGGGGTATTCGAGTGTTTCTCGAAGACCTCCCTGCGATAGGTAAACACCTTGATCGGTGCTTATCTTGCGGCCTGTACAAATTATCAGGGTTACCTCTTTCTAAGAGGTACTCTAATACGGTAGTGATTCCGAAGTTTCTTCGGGGACTCTACCTACAGGTTTTTCACGAGTCGGGTACTCTAAAGGAGAACTGCAATGTCGAAGCTATCCGATTTATTCGCCAACTCACGTTGGCCTTTAAAAAGGGCAAACTCCGATGCACAGCTGAACAAGACGAAAAAGAAGTCGTCGAGTTCTATGCTGTCGACAGCGGTCTGCCAGAACCTGAAAAGTTCTGGTTTTCCGGAGAGCTCTCTGAGCCATTGTTTGAAGACTCGCAGCGATGCGAGCGATCTACAACGGTATGTGAATCTCATGGGACACCTGTCTCATGCTGGTTCACCACAGAGCGTTCTACTATTGCAAGTCCTGGCAAGGATCAGCCAGTCGGCGCAAGCCGACCCGCTGTTTCAAGTCATGGGCTCGCAGGAAGAAAGGTGACTTACGAAGGTTTCGCTAAGTCCCCGATCTACTCAAGTAGAGCTAGATCTCACTCTTCGGATCGAATCCGAAGAAAACTGCCGAGTCTCCTGGCAAGACTTGACTTCGTGTCAAGTCTTGTCACCGCAACACTTGGATCTTATGATCCGAGTGTATGGCGGTTTAGACACGGACCTGGTGCTGTTTCAGAGTATCGCGGTCCAACCAACAAGTATTGTTGGTCAAACTGGTCGGATACTCTGGAATCCGAGTACCCAATTGCCGACTATGGTTTCCATAGTTTTAGCAGTTGGGCAGACAGAGTTCACACTGGCCCAGACGTTAGCTCAGGAGAGCTTTCATCTAGAATGGTGTGTGTTCCAAAGACCTACTCAAAACCACGGCTTATTGCCGCGGAACCGAGTGCGAATCAGTGGTGCCAGCAAAATATTTGGCACTACTTTAGCAAGAGAACGCGAAGAACCTGGATTGGGAAATTTGTTCGTTTTAACGACCAAACTCTTAATCAAAGCCTCTGCACTCTTGGGTCCAAGAACGGCACGCTCGCTACTGTCGATCTTTCGGCAGCTAGTGATCGTGTCACTTGTCACGCCGTTGGGCAGATGTTTCGGAACAATCCGAAACTCTTAAACTGCCTTCGAGCGTCTCGTACCCAGTTCGTAAAGCAAGAGGTTACCGACAAGGCACCTCTTGTAATACGGTTGAGAAAATTCTCAACGATGGGCAACGCCTGTACCTTTCCTGTCGAAAGTCTACTTTTCCTGAGTATCGCCGTTTCAACGGTGCTTACGCAACGTGGTCTCAGACCAACAAAGAGAAATGTAGAACAGCTGGCAGGCCAGGTGTCCGTCTTCGGAGATGACATAGTCATCCCCGTCGACTGTCGGGAGCTTTTCATTGCAGCCCTTGAAATCTTAGATTTCAAAGTCAACGATTCTAAGTCTTTCTGGAATGGAAATTTCAGAGAGTCTTGTGGCGTTGATGCCTTTGGCGGTGTCGACGTGACACCCGCCTTTTGGTCAGGCTTCAATGATGGCAAACCGGAATCGCTAGCAAGTACTGTGGACACGAGGAATAACTTCTACAAGAAGTCCCTTTATACCGCAGCAGATCGACTTGCGTCGACCCTACCTTCGCGCATAGCGACGGTAGATACGCGATCCGGTGTTTTCGGTCTACACTCCAATCTAGGACCAAGTCTCGACGGAGCTCAGCTTCGTTGGAACAAGGTACTACAAAGGAGCGAGGTGCGCATCCTTGATAAAATATCAAGGGTTGATCGCCTCCCGATCGAAAACGACTCTGCGTTGCTTCAGTACTTCACTGAAGATCCTGAGCCAGATTCCAACTGGACGTCAGGGACCTCGCAGAGGCCTCAAACGAAGATTCGAATGAGGTGGGTTTCATTGTCACGGCTACACGCACCATGCGTGGCGCCCGGCAATGAGGGAGCTGTTCTCGAGTTAGAGCGTCGCCTGCGCAAGCTGCCG